GTGACGCTATCGGTAGCGTGAATGACCTTCTTGTCAGTCCCTGCATCGTCTGTGAAGTAAAGACGATTCGGGCTGTCGTCCTTAACCCAAATCAGCCCCTTTGCTGCAGCAGTGGTGTGCCCAGTAGCGGCGACATTGGCTTTCTCGTCAATAACCAAACCCGTTGGGTCGATGAGGCCGGTGACTGTGAGTTTCCCATCAACAGTCAACTCGTTGGACCCAGTGTTGTACGACAGTGTCGTGTCACTGGTGAAGCCACCAGCACCGTCGGACAACTGAACAAGGCCGCTGACACCGCTGGATGCGGGGCTAACGGTTCCACTCACCATGACCTTCTTCCAGTTGCTCCCGTCGTAGACGAACATCGATGCTTCTGTAGCGACAACACCGGAGTTCAATCCAGTGCTATCGAATGTCACCGTGCTACCACTCGGCACTGAGACGAACACAGCGTGACCGGGTGGGAAAGTGCCGCTCGGGTTGAGATTGATTGTCGTGCTCGGCGTCAGAACGAATATCTGGTCGCTGTCGAACGTGAACGTTTGATTGGTACTGGGACTGGACACAAGCACATTGGTTGGACCCAGAAGGTGCGTGTGTCGATTGCTGGCATCTTTACGGCTATAGTACAACATCGCCTCATTGTTGGCGTTGTATGATTGCCAAATAGCACCAAGACGCGAGGCAGCAAAGTCACCGTCTTCACTACCGCCGCCACGGATGGCATCGAGGTCAGTGTGACTGTTGACGCTGTCTGTAGCCCCAACAGCCCCGTCAACAACAGGGGTCAGATACAGAGGAGTAGGGCGAACGAAGACTCGCTTGTCGTTGGATTCCTCAACTTCGATGTTCAGGTCGTTCGTTGCTCCTCCTGCAGTCGTGTGTACGACGCGCAAGACTGCAAGCACAACGCTCTGCTTGACATTGAGTGAGGAATTTGGCTGGTTGAGGAAACTTGTGGGAGATGATGGATAAGCATTCGCCGCAGTCGTAATGGCTGTACCCATCTCAAAGTAGATGTTGTGAACACCAGCACTTCCGTCACTGGTAACGTACACAACGATGAGTGCTTCTTGCCCTGAGGTGAGAGCAGTCCCCGCACGGTAAGACGCTGACGATGTGTTCAGAGTGATGTCTTGAGAAGAACCGGGACCGCCAGCGAAAGCATAGCAAACGCCATCAATAATCGCATGACCACCTGTGATGCGAATCGTGAAATCATTCGTAACCTGCTCACAAACACCGGGTAAGTCTTCAGGTACGTTTCGATTGGTCGCTCCTCCAGCCGTATCTTCCTCCAAGATAATTCCGTTTCCATGGATTCCTTCCAAGAAGTTGGTGAGCGAGGCGCTGACGATGTGGTCCCCATCTGCTAAACCGTCCACCGCTGTAGCGTCACCCGACAATGCGGGCATATTGTGATTGGTGTGTCCAGAAAGTGGATTGCCCGTCATTTCACTCAACCTCAATGATGATGGAGATGTTCAATTCCATGTCGCCGCCTTTCGTCAATGGACGGATAGTATAGCGGCTGACAGGAGTGAACGACGACGTGCCCCTGAACTGAACGTAGACCTCCTTCAGAGTGTCGGTGAACGTCTCATCGTATGGCAATTTCGCCTCAACAAGTAGTGAACCATCGTCAATCACAGTTACAGTAGGAATCAACGTGATGGCAGGTCGACCAGCACTACCATCGTCTGCTGTCGCAGGTGTCCCATCGAAGCCAAGGATGACCTCGTTGATGTTCGCAGCAATCTGGTCAAGCAACAAGCGACGCATGTGATTTGATACTGGCATCAGATGTCCTCCGGCTCAGATTTGCCCACTCCAATGGCTTTCCCCGCTTTACCAATCAGACCTCGATTCCTATTGCCTTTGTTCCCGCCAACCAAGAATGCGTCTGTACCAACAATGCGCACTGTAGCCTCAGACCTAAGTCTCAATTGAACCTTGCCGAAGAATGAGAAGTTCTCAGTGACTTCTTGCGAGAATACGTCAGGACTCACTGCATCAGCGGCTACAGTCGAGCCCTCACTGATTCCCTGCAATACACCCTCGATACCTGTCTCAACACTGAGCAAGGAGAGGTCAGTCATGTCCAACAGGGGCATGTGTCGAGTTTCTGTGACGAAGAATGGCTCGTCGTCGATAGTGACAACCATGCCCGGTCGAAGGCCGAGAGCACCGAAGTGTCCCTTGCTTGAGATAGCACCCTTCTGCAGCGCCTGCCCCTTCAGTATTTTCAGGGCAACTCTTCGTGCGGCAAGACTGGTGCGTACTGTGTAGTCGGTGATGGTCGCAACATCTTGACGAATCTCTTCGACCTGCCCTTCTCCGTCGTGCACAGTGATGACAACCTCGTCGTTGAGGGCGAGGGGTAGACCTTGGATGGTGACGGCATTGACGGCATTATCGATACCAGAATCAACACTGGTGCCCATCTGGGTCTGACTATCCAACTCAATCGTCGACTCGCTGAATGGGATGGGCACGTAGAGAAGAGAGCCGAAGCGGTCGAGCATCACCATGCGATTGTCATGTCGTGACAGGAACCTGAGTGCTGTCATCAGGTTCGTATTGTGGAAATCATGCCCGATGAAGCGAGTGCTGTGTGCACGCCTTCCTGAGTTCGATACGTTGCGAGGGCGAGCGATGTTGACTGATGTGATGCCCGTTGCGACGCTTTCTGTGAGTTTGATTGCCAAGTCGCTGGTTCTGAACCCCACATCAACAGGTTGACCTACACGCACGTCGGTGCCGCTGAATCCGATATCCAGCAAGGTTCGACCCTTCATGTTGGCGAGATTGATGCCGACACCGTTGGTGGCTGCTGTCGTACTGTTTGGTAGCAACCGCGCATTCTTATTTTCACGGTCATAGAACAATGCCGGTAGGTTGGTTGAGGATATCTTGTTGTCACGATAGAATGGCAGTCCTGTGTAGTTGTGACCGGGTGTACGGGTATGGGTGAGTTGTAGACCACCCTCACCCTCAACGATGTGATAGGACCGCTCAGGCATCACGTGGAACGTACGAGCGTTGGAGTTCGTCACCGTCACCTTCGGTTTGTCCGTGGTTTGAATGCTCAGACGTCCGAAATGAACAGCGTTGTCTACGAAGACTGGCTTACGAACGTGGGTCATCACTTCACTCGCATCGGTACTGTACCGACCCGTTGTGGAGTTCTTGATGACAGTCATTCTCCTCGCTTCCCCCATGTGCTCGGCCCTTCAAGAGGATAATAGTCTCTGTAAGACGGAGGGTCGTAAGGTATCTGTACAAGCCTCTCAGCAGGTATGTGTTGCTGAATGTACGCTTCCGCTGGTTCACCAAGGTAGCCTCTATTTCTGAATAACCCCTTCAATTCATCAATGGGCATTCTCACTCCCACCAAGCCTCTACCATCCATATTACCGGCCACTATCCCACCCGCTGGAGAGAACCAATTACCCGGACCTGTATCAAAATCAAATGGCTTCGTTCTCTCATCCGGTTCAAAAGTACCTGATTCATCGATTTGATTGTCCATTTCCCACAAAAGACTGTTAAGGGATACTGGGATAGGTCTCAATCCTTCTCTTATCAAATCCTCATAAGGCTGAAAGTGTTCCTCCTCATAACCTTCAACCATGTCTTTGTACGGCCAATCTCTCTTTGGGTGGCCTCTGAACATCGTTACAGGGCCGTATGGGCTTGGCAAATCTTGATGAAATTCACCAAGCGTAGTTTGGCGTGAACTCTTGAGGAGAGCCCACGACGCTGCCATGGGCCCTTTCATAGCACATATCACCACTTGCTACGGTTCGCCCAGTATGCCGCACTCATCTTGCCACGCTTGATGTTCTTAGCGTGACGAGCCTTGAACGATTCACGGCGCTTTCGATAGGACTTGGACTCACCTTTCTTCTTCGGTGAGCCAGACACTCCTTGCTGTCCGTACCGGATGACCTTCACCTTGTTGCCCTCCTTCGCAACAACGACGTGGCTCTTGGTGGGGTGCTTTGGAGTGCGCTTGGGCTTGTTGTACCCGCTGACACCCACCCGCTTGAGGCGAGGGTCAGGCTTCTTGGCTTTCACTACATCAAAAGAACGATTCATGCGTTCCTCCAGCAATCGTTCAGCGAAGTCGGTATCGGCTCCCATGTCAGAATCCTGCGTGAAGAACCCTGCTTGGTAAGGATAGTAACCTACACCGCCGTCCCGGTCTCTCTGTTGGTGAACACCCCTTTCCTCCGCCGCAGCGGCAATCATGCGCATGAAGGCCGCTTTCTTCTCAGGAGACGTAAAATACTGCTGAAGTGGTTCCAACGGTTGACCTGACAAACTCGTAACAGACTTCTTCTTGGAATCAGGGTCAGCAGTCTTCATTGGAGACTTTGGAGACTTCGTACCGACGGCGATGACGAGGACAACGCCTTTCTTCTGTTTCTTCTTATCCACCATTACATCACCGTACAAGTATCATCTTCTTCAATTCCTTACTACGACAGTGCGCTTTGCAGGAAAATCCCTGAGGAGCATTGCAGTTGCAGTAGGACATGTCACGCTTAACGATGGTAGGCTTCCCACCAACGCCTTGCTTCTTGGCTCGCTTACGCTTGGTCGCCGCCCGCTTCTGACCGCTGGTCATTTCGCCGCTGGTCTTCGGGGTCTTACTGCTCACGCGAACAGAAGGTCTGCACTTCGGGTAGCCTTTGCTGCCCTTCTTGGCTTTGGCGCGACCACACGGAGGATGCTTCCCGGTCTTAGGGTCCTTACGACTGACGTCGACCCATTTCTCCTTGAACCAGCGACGAAGGTCCTTGATGACCAGCGTATCGTGACAAGTGCAACGGTCCGTCACTTCTTCCTCACCCACGCGTCACAAATGTGACTGGCTCGACATACGAAGTCATACCACTCACAATACCCAGTCTCAGGGTTATCAGTCTTGGAAGAGTCCCACGCTTTGCAGGTACCGCAGTTCTTGTTGACCTTCATTTCAGTAGCAGATGCGGGCCGATAGTTCGGTGCATCCTTCTTGGCCTTGATGACACTCCAAGCGATGTCGTGGGGTAGTCTCATTTCTTCTTCCCTCCCTTCTTCTTACGGAACTTCCCTCGGCAATACTGTACAGCCCATCCATTGGCGTAGGCGGAGGGGTAGACCTTGAACTTCCGCTTGGCTGCGGCCTTACCTTCCGGGCAGAGTTTCTTCTCCAAGAAGTCGAATGCGTTGTCCATACCACTGCAGTGTTGACAATCACAATTCATGAGGCATCACCGCTGTGGTCTGATGTATTGTAGGAGACATCTCCCTTATGCCCCTTCGGGTGCAGAGCCTGTGAGAATCTGGGTTGCACCGTGAAGTCAACTCGACTGGTGGATTCTCCGTCTTCATTCTCAGTACGACGTCGAGGAGCATCAGCACGGAAGTGTTGTAGCGTATTTTCGCTGATGATGATACGTGTTACTTCGTTGTCCAACTTCGTTGAGTCGAATCCACTGGCACTCGTACCCAGCAACTTCGGACCCTTGCTGGCTGGCACCGTATCGCTGCTTGCGATGTTCATCGTGTATGATGGAGCG